TGGATGTTTCGAATATGACTATGGCTACGTTAGCTGCGAATAATACTTTTAATAATAATCTTTATTATGCAGATGGAGATACAGCAAGTCCTATTCTTGGGGGATTGACGTTAGCACAATGGAAAGCTTTAACAGGAAGCCCGGATGCTACTAATAGTACTGTAGCGTCTCCAGCATTCAAAGTGGCTTATACTGATTTTCATTTACAATCATCTTCTCCTTGTAAAACTACGGGAGCTAATATAGGCGTACCCGTTGATTATGAAGGTATACCTAGGAGCACAACGCCATCTTTTGGAGCATACGAATATAGATAAGGTGATAAAAATGAGTAAAAAACGAATCCATATAAAAAAGAAAAAAGATGATAACAAAAATCATGTAACTTTAATTGTTCAAGATGTTTCTTGTGGCACAACCGCAAAATTGTGATATGGAAATTAAATAATAAGGAGGAATCGATAAATGGGAAAATTTGCTCCCGATACGACTCTAGATCAGGAATTAGATTTTATAGCTCTTTCTGATTATATATGTGCGTGCAGTGGAAGTCCAATTACATTTCAGCAAGCCTATGTTGACAATATGCTTGCAAAAAGTCCTATTAGTAGCGGAAGCTTTACTAAGGCTGATGCCGCTGGTGGGGGACGACAACTTACGATTGCCCAGAAGGATGACATCAGTATTACAAATTCTGGAACGTGTTTGGCAGTAGCTCTTGTAAATGTGTCAGCATCAAGTTTGAGACTCGTTACCACCGCTTCATCGCAGGCGTTGGTGTCGGGGGGCACAGTTTCAATTCCGCAATGGGTTTTTACTATCGGAGATCCTACATAATAGATAAAAATAGTCATATTAATAATTACATAATAGGAGGCATCAATGGCAGATAATATAATTTTGCCCGGAACTGGCGCTTCTGTTGCTACAGACGAAATTAGTGCTGGGGTACAAGTTCAATATATGAAGATAATGGACGGCACTAGTTCTGGAAGTGAAGTAATTTCGGGAACTACTGCCAACGGTCTTGATGTTGATGTGACTAGGCTCCCTGCTGGAGAAGTTCACTTAGGGGAAATTGGAGGAAGATTAACGTCTGGTAGTGTAGAAATTACAAATACATCTGGAAGTAATACTGCTTATAGCATTGGCGACACTGTATCTGGGAGTGCAAACGTAACTTCTCCTTATGCAATTCCTAACATATTCCGTGTTGCCGGTGGAAGCGGATATGTCGTAGGATTAGCCGTATCGGCAAATAAAGCATCTATTGTTCCTGTTTTCAGAGTTCATTTTTATAGTGCCTCTTCGGTAACTATGACTGGAGATAATTTACCTTATTCAGATTCTTATGCTGATGTCGTATCTAATTTAAACGCATTCGATTTACCTCCTATGGTATCAAGTGTAAACACTAGTGGCAGTTGCAGTAAAGCATGGGACACTACTATAGTTAGACATCCGGTTATGTCTTCTAATGGTTCTACGTCTTTGTGGGTAGCCTTAGAAACAAGAACGGCTTTTACCCCTGCGGCAAATCCAGCAAAATACACTGTGAGTGTCATTGTAGACAATAATTAAACTTGCACTTTGAATAGGAGGATAATATGTCTATATTATTACTATTTAATAGTGCAGCATCTTCGACAGTTTTAACAGTTCAAGATGTCAGTCAATTACAAACTGTAGATATAATTTCATTAACACAGCATCAGGTTTTAGTGGTTGCAAATGCTAGCCAGTCACAGTCTGTTGGAAATGTTGATTTAACGCAACATCAGATATTAACAGTGAATAATTGTGATCAAACGCAGGCATGCGATTCGGCGTCTCTTATTCAGCATCAGGTACTAAATCTCAATAATTCGTCTCAATTACAAACTGTTGACAATGTGATATTAACACAGCATCAAGTACTTGATGTTAATAATTCGAGTCAATTACAAACTGTTGAAAATATAACGTTAATACAGCACCAAATATTGACGATAAATAATTGTAGTCAATCTCAGAGTGTAGAGCCTGTTGCATTGACACAGCACCAAGTATTGGCAACAGATGATTGTAATCAGCTACAATCCTGTGATAGCGCCAATCTTACTCAGCACCAAATATTGATTGCCCATGACACGTCACAATTACAAAGTAGTGAAAACGTTAATTTAGTACAACATCAAACATTAGTAATAGCTAATTCTAGCCAATTACAAAGCGCTGATGGTATTTCGCTAATTCAACATCAACTTTTAGATGTAAATAATTCTACACAATTACAAACTTCCGATAGCGTAGAATTGATTCAACATCAAATTTTAGAAATAAATAATTGCTCTCAGTCAATAGCTTCTGACAATATTACACTATCACAAGGACAGTCTTTAGTTGTTAGTAATTGCTTTCAATCACAGACTTCTGACAGCGTAGTATTAACTCAGCATCAAATATTGGTGATTGATAACAGTTCACAGTTACAGACTGCCGAAAATGTCATTTTGTCTTCAAATTATGTTTTGATTGTTGATAATTGTAATCAAATTCAAGATTGTACTGAAGTTGATCTAACTCAGCATCAAGTATTATTTGCGTCAAATACTTCTCAGTCACAATACGTTGATGGTTTGAATTTAATACAGCATCAGAAGTTAATAGTAGATAATTGCTATCAATCAATTACATTAGACAATGTTGCTTTAGTTCAACATCAAGTTCTTTCTGTAAGCAATAGTAGTCAAGTTCAAAACGCAGATAATGTTGATTTAACAGCATCTTTTGTCGTTTTTAACTCTACACAACAGCAAAGTGTTGAGAACATAATTCTGACACAACACCAGATACTATTTGTCGATAACGTTTCTCAATCACAACAAGTAGATAATATTATTCTTAATGGAAATGTACCGTCTTATACTCTTGTTGTAGAAAACTGTTTGCAATTACAGGCTTCGAGCAATTTGGTCTTACAAGCCATTGTTATGGCAGTAATATTGAGGAAATCGTATATTGATAGAACAATTTTTGGATATTCGTGGTTGACAGAAGATGTGGAAAGAAAATCTTATATCGATAAAGGTATTTTTGGACAGTCTTTTGTGAATAGAAATGCAGATAGAGATACGTTTATTGATAAAAGCATTATTGGCACGGTATACGTAACAAAAGTAGATGACTAATTTTTAATCAAGGAGGTGCAAAATATATAATCCTCTTATAAATCCATCTTTAAATGTAAAAAATAACATTCAAGTTGGCGCAACTAATTTATTGGTAGAATTAGAAATACGAGAAGGATATGGGGTGTTGGATATATCTAGTGCCTCAACAAAAACAATGATTATAGAAAAGCCAGATAGCACCATGATAAGTGCAAGTGCTATATTCTTAACAGATGGCAAAGACGGTAAAATTTATTATCGAACGGTAGCGGGAGATTTGAATCAGGCGGGAACGTATAATGTTCAATCTTATTTAGAAATGCCTGATTTTGTGGGATATTCTACCCCTGCGAGTTTTACTGTTTATGCTAATTTACCATAAATTTCAATATAATATGAGTGCTATAAATTATTATAGCACTTTCAGATATATTGAAATAAAATGTGTTTCAATAAGAGTGATTGCTGTGTGGAACGAGGCCTCGCAAAGCGCAGGACAGGCTGCCCTTGACAAAATGAAGAAAGTATGGTAATATATAAGGGTATCAGTTACTACATACGGTAACATAATGATGCAAAAATATAATGTTGATTGCCCGTCGTCGGCAATGCAAATATAGGCGAATACAAACGGTGCGCTAACACCGAAAAAATCCGAAATTCAGGCAAGACATACGGGCTTGCAAATGTTGGTGGGCAACGGAAAAACCCATAATTCAGCAAGACATAAGGGCTTGCGCTGTTGGCGGACAACGGAAAAATTAGCAAATTTAAATATGTGTAGCTACCCGAGATGCTACTCAAATAAGCTCGGGTTCAAATTAATCACGATGGTAGGACTAGTCTAAGGTTTCGACCGACCGCGAATGCCTACTAATATAAATCGGTGGCTCAATCTGGCAGAGCGCTGCGTTTGGGACGCAGAGGTTCCCAGTTCGATTCTGGGTCGATTTACAGTATGATTTGGTAGGTCAATGGTAGACCGCTTGCCTTCAAAGCAAGGTGTTGCGTGTTCGAGTCACGTCCAAATCTCTATCCGCTTTAAAAACTATATTCGTAGCGGAAAATATAAGGAGAGAAAATGATGTATTTTAAGAATTTTGTAGTTGCAGTAAAAATTGGAAATAAATATATTCGAGATGAAGAAGGTGAAGTAAAAATTCCTTTTAACTCAGAATATAAACTTTTCCTAAAGAACATGGATAGTAGAAAATCAGTTGTAAAAATTTCAATAGATGGAAAAAATGTTACTGAAAATGGAATTGTGATTCATGGAAATAGTTCAATAGATTTGAATGGAAATATTGAAAATGGAAAATTAAAAAATTGTTTTAAATTTATAAAAGTGTCACCAGAAATAGAAAATTTTCGTGGAATTAGACCAGAAGATGGCTTGATTCGTGTCGAAATAACTTGGGAAAAGAAAAAAGTAGAAATACCATATACAATTTATACGACTCCAACATGGGTATATAAGCCATGGGAAAGCCATCCTGTTTGGTATGATTATAATACTCATACTTATGATGTTCGTGATAATGATTTAGTATATCGAGGTTCGGGAACCGCTGGTCAGAATTACAGCATCAATGCTTCTATGTCATCTTCGAGCAGCACGGGTATTACTGTAAAGGGCGAAGAAATTAATCAGTCTTTAAATACTTGCTATGTAAATACATTAGAAAATGATAGCACGGTCATTGTGCTAAAATTAATCGGATATGATGGAGAATTAAAAACTTCTAGAGATAAGTTGCAATGTAAAGTTTGTGGAAAAATAAATAAGGCTAGAAATAAATTTTGTTGGGGCTGTGGAAGTTATCTAGAATAAAAATTAAATTATTGGAGAGAAATATTGGAAGAAACAATTTTGCAGGAAGAACAGATTTTTCAAGATTGTCTTAATCATTATTTATCAGATTTTACACTTGGGGAAACTTGGAAAACATTAGCGGTTAAGTATAATTTTAATAGTGGAGAAGAAATTCGTTGGTGGTTCAAAAATCAGAGGAATAAGCGACATATTCCGAGTAAGCATAAAGAGAATAAACAATTAGCGATTCGAGAAACATATAGTAGTCCGAGAGTCGCTATTTGTGATATAGAAACTCTTCCTCTCATATTAATGGGATGGCAATTATGGGATCAAAATTTTGGGATTGAGCAAGTTGTTGCAGATGGTTGTATGCTTAGTTGGGCAGGAAAATTCCTAAACGAATCTGAAATTTATTCAGATATTCTTACTAGCGAAGAGGCTAAAGCAAGAGACACGTCTAGAATTACAAAATCTATTTGGAAATTTTTATCCAAAGCAGATTTTATAATTGGGCACAATTTTTCGCAGTATGATGTAAAATATATCAATACAGAATTTCTTAGGCATGATTTGCCTCCGCTTAAATTTGGAATTGTAGATACTTTGGTTGTTGCGAAGCAAAATTTTAGATTCTCTAGTAACAAGATGAAGTACATCAACGACCAGCTTAAGATTAGAAACAAAATTGACAATTCAGGTTTCGTTTTATGGAAAGCTTGTAGCGAGGGAGATCAAGAATCACTTAATATTATGTTAGAATATAATATAGGTGACATTGGCGCAACGGAAGAATTATTTTATAGGCTTCGCCCTTATATTAGAAATTTTAATGTGGCCTTATATAATGATATTGAAGCCGAACAATGTCCTGTTTGTGGAAGTACGAATTTGGTAAGCGAAGGATTTTATATGACTTCTGCCGGTAAATGGGAATCTGTGAGATGCCAAAATTGTAAATGTATTTCGCGCAAGAAGCAGAATCTTTTGACAAAAGAGAAAAAGAAAAGCTTGCTGATTAATTCATAAAAATAATTTTATCTGGAGGTATCATTGTACACTGGGGTAAAAGAAGTCACACTTAACGATGAAGAGTTGGCCGATTTTTACAATGGAGATTTAAAAATAGATTTATTATTAAACGAATATCTCTTGATAAAAAATAAAGATGGTGATATTGTAGATAAATATAAGAAAGAAAAGGGTTCGGTTGTAAAGTTAAAATATAAAAGTTTTGATTCTCAACTTCTTGGGAAAATAAAACCGAGAAACCAGCGACAGGAAATTCTTATGGACTTGCTTTGTTCTGAAATTAAACTTCTATCTATTTCAGGAATCGCCGGGGCTGGGAAAACTTTTTTAACTACCGCCCATGCTATTCAAGAGCTACAAAAAGAAAAATATAGAAAAATAGTCATCATTAGAAATAATGTTTCGATGCCAGATGTTCCAGAACTAGGTATACTTCCCGGAGACGCAACAGATAAATTGCGACAGTCTTGTGCTTTTATGGGTGATATTATTACAGATTTTTTCTTTGATGGTCTTTTAAGAGATGGAAAAATAGAAATTTGCTACTTAGGAAACATGAGATCAAGAAGTATCAGCGATAGTTATATTCTTTGTAATGAGAGTCAAAATTTGAACACGTCGCTCGTAAAAATGATCATAACAAGAGTGGGCGAGAATTCTAGGCTTGTTTTCGATTTTGATTTATCTCAAATTGATAAAAAATCTTTTGAGAAAGACAATGGAATGCTGGCAATGAATGATGCGCTAAAAGGAAACGAACTATTTGGCGCATGTGAATTAGATTTAATTGAGAGGTCTGAGGTAGCAAAGTTAGCAAGTTTAATAAATTAAACCACATAAAATATACCTTTTATTATGTTTTTGATAGGCTGACATCGTTTTGATGTCAGCCTAATTTCAAATTATGGAGAAATGATGGTACAAACTAGAAGAAAATCGTCTGTGGTAACGACAAAAACAGGAAAGCAAATCTCCGAAGCGTATTGCCGCAAGTGTTGTAAAGTTAAAAAACCTACAGATTTTTATGCTGCCGTAGATTTGTACCTTGATGGAAATGGGCTAATGTCAATCTGCAAATCTTGTTGCCAGCAAATTTATAATGAAAATTTTGAAAGTGAAAATTCTATTGAGAGGGCAATGCTTAAAACATGTCGTACTCTCAATTTAAAGTTTGATCAAGGCGCGATTGACGCTGCAAAGCAACAAATAGAAACAATGAGAGCAAGGGGTACAGAATCGGATAATTTCTTCGGTCTTTATAAAGCTCGATTGCTTACCAGCCAATCTCTATGTATTCAATCAGACAGAAGTGGCGAGGATTTAACATTTTATGAATTGCAAGAGTTGCCAGAGCCAGTACGTCCGTTAGAAGATCATGAAAAAAATGCTGAAGAGTTAAAGCATTTTTGGGGGAATAAGTTTGAAAAAGACGAATATGCATGGTTAGAAATGGAGTATTCTAATTGGAAAATTGCAAATCCTCCAGCTAATCGCAATGAAGAAACGATTCTTAAACTCGTTGTTTTAAAATTATTGACTATTAGAAAAGAAATTAATTTAGGACATGATACTAGTAAACTTGAAGAAGGACTTACAAAGCTATTGACTGCCGGTGCATTAAGTCCTGCCCAAGCAAATGCTGCTAATCGTGGAAAAATGAAGGATACATTTGGAGAATGGGTAAAAGAAATTGAAAAAACTGAACCTGCGGAATGGTGGAAAAATAATTCTATATATAAGGATATCGATAATATAGCAGAATATTGGAAAATTCACATTTTAAGACCATTCTTAAATTTTTGGGGAATACAAAAAGATTTTAATTTTGATGGCGCTGTTCCTACGGGTGTTGATATAGATGGAATAGAAGATGTGTCTTCGAGTGAGGAATAATGCCTTCTCATAAAAATTTTCAAACGAAGTATATTAAAGATTCGAAATCTTCAGATGCTTTTACAAGACCCGCCGAGATTGTTTTAGCAAAGCAAATAGACGAGAATAGAAAAAACAGATTAAAGGATTGGATCACTTTTTATAGAAGGAATATTCAATATTTCGTGATTCATTATTTTGGAATCAAGTTACATTTTTATCAATGTGTTTGGATATATTTAATGTCTGTAAGCGACTCGTTTGTGGCAATATGTAGTCGCGCTGTTGGCAAAAGTTGGCTTCTTGCCGTCTTTGCTTGTGCAAAAGCAGTATTATATCCAAAATCTGAGATAGTGATCTGTAGTTCTACGAAAGAGCAAGCTTCAATTATTGTGGCAGATAAGATTGCTAGTCTTATGGCAGATAGCCCTAATTTAGATAGGGAAATATCTTATATTACTACAAATGCTAATAAGTGGCAAGTTGACTTTTATAATGGCAGTATCATTAAAGTTGTAGCTGCAAGAGATTCGAGTCGTGGAAAAAGATCAACGTTTACGATCTATGAAGAATTTCGATTGATTGATAAATCTGTTGTTGATGCGGTTATTCGTCCATTTTCTTATATTAGGCAAGCTGATTATTTATCCCTGCCAGAATATGCAAACGAAGATTCTTTGATTGAAGAACCAAAAGAAGTTTTTATTTCCTCTGCTTATCATAAGGGATTATGGTGGTATGACGAAACAAAGAAAAATCTTAAAGATATGCTAGCAGGTAAAAATTCTATGGTCATTTGCCTAGATTACAGTTTGAGCATACTTCATCGAATCAAGACATCTGCGCGTATTCGGCAAGAAAAATCCAAAATGGATGAAATTACTGCCCTTGAAGAATATGATAATATTCCATGGGGAGAAAATAGTAATGCCTATTTCAGACTTAGTATGTTTGAAAAATTGAGGACAATTGAAAGAGCGTTTTATCCTCAAACAAATATTGATTATGATCCGAAGAAAAATCCTCATGACGCTGTAAAAAAATTAGAAGATGGAGAAATTCGTATAATTAGTTGTGACATTGCCAGTAGGGGTGGAAGTAAGAACGACCTTTCTGTAACTAGTTGCTTCAGATTGTTGCCTACAAGAAAAGGATATATGCGAGAAGTAGTATATATTGAATCGTTCTCAGGAGAAAATACTATTTCTCAGGCTATTAGAATTAAACAATTGTGGAAAGATTTTCAAGCATCATATATTATTCTTGATGTTCAGAATATTGGCAATTCCGTTTATGAACAATTGGGGATAGTGACGAAAGATACTGAGCGCGGAGAAGAATATCCTGCTATGACAGTAATGCAACATGAAACTATAGATCAAAAAGAGTATGATGAATTATTACGGCATACTACATCTCTTAATGCGTTACCACTAATTTATCCTATAAGTGCAACAGCTAAGTTAAATTCTCAAATAGCAGTGGAAATGCGCGATAAATTGCAGAGAAAAATGTTTGCATTTTTATTAAGCGATACAGATGCAGAAACATATTTGATTAAATCTAATAAAGAATTTGCTAATCCTCAAACTGATTCAGATATTAAAGCTAGAATAATTTCGCCATATGTGCAGACTAACTTTTTAATCAACGAAAGTATTAATCTTGAAATGAGTATGTCTATGGGAAACGTGAAACTTGATTTACCATCATCTACAGCAAGGAAAGATAGGTACTCATCTGTAAGTTATGGAAATTATTTTGTTAGTTTATTAGATAAGGAATTATTGCATGAAGATGATGATTCTTCTGATTGGGATATTATATCTGGATTAACACAGATATTTTAAAAAATTTTAAAGAAAGGAGGCTTAAACATTGGCTCCTAGAAAAAAAATAGTTGAATCAACAAATAAAGAAATAGTAAATACAGAAGAAGATGTGATGATGGCACTTAGATTTGCTGAGGCTTTAGGCTTAAACATATATCCGAGTGCTTTTAACCCCCAACTCGTCAATGCGCGTATGCGCGATATTGGTCTCTTAACAACCGGAAATGTAACTACGGAAAAGGTGACTAAGGCGCTAGATAATCCTAAGTCTTCAGAACGGGAATTGCTGGCAATTTCAGAATCTTTTGAGTATACAAGTACTCCATATAAGCGATTACTCAATTATATGGCAGATATTTTGTCATGGGATTTTACATATACCTGTAAAAATATAAAAGAGATGTCTGAATATAAATCTTCAGAATATAAAAAAGATTTAAACATAGTAAAAGATTTCTTTTTAAAATTTGATCATAAAAAAGAATTTCAGACAATTCTTAAACAGCTTTATAGGCAAGAAGCATATTTTTCAGTCCTTCGTGACGAGGGAGATCTTTATGTTATGCAAGAGCTTGATCCGACATACTGTTTGATTACAGGAAGATGGGACTATGGATTTTTATTTAGCTTTAATTATATTTATTTTCAACAAGGCGGTATTGATATAAATATGTTTCCTCCTATTTTTAAGGAAACGTATCAAAAAATATTTACAAATAATAATACCAATAGCTATAATCCTTCCGCCAGTGTAGATGAAAGGGGTAATTCTCTCTGGGTACAATATGCCGATTGCTCTCCTATTAACGGATTTTGGGCATTTAAGTTACAAAATCAACAGGCTACACGCATACCTTATTTTTCTGGTCTATTTCCGGATTTTGCTAATCAAAATATAATAAGAAATTTGCAAAAAAGTTCATATATGAGCGCTGCTATAAAATTACTCTCAGGCCAGATTCCTATGATTAGTAAAGAGGTGAGTGCCAAGGTAAAAGATGCTTTTGCTATATCTCCAGAAAATTTGAAGCCATTTTTACAACTATTGAGATCGGCAATTAATGAATCTGTTAATGTTATAACTGCCCCTCTTAATGACATTAAAGGTATTGAATATTCTATTGAAAACGATATTGCTTCTAGTTGGAATAGAAACACTTTGGGCAGTGCCGGTGTAAATAGCAATCTTCTTTATTCTGGTGGTGATTTTAGAATGAATCAGACTGAGACGTTATTATCAGTAGATGTAGACTCCTTTGTATCAGAGGAAATATATCCTTGGTTTAATAAGTTTCTTGAATACCAGATTAATAATAGAACTAAGAAGTATAAATTCAAAATTGATTTGGAAGGAACTAATTTTTATACTGATAAAACACGTCGTCGTGAAGCGCAATCAGCGTTGATGGGAGTTGGAATTGTTTTGCCTCAAAAGATAGCTGCGGCTTACCAGATGAATCCTTTTAGCTTCCAATCTCAACTTGATGAAGCTCGCGTGAATGGCTGGACAGATACTCTTACACCTATAATTCCTGCCGCACAGCAAGCTGCTGGAGCACAAGTTGGAAGACCTGCAAAAGCAGATGATAAACTTAGCGAAAGCGGTGAAGAGACAAGATCGGCGGGTTCCAATATATCAAAAGTAAAGAAAAACAAATGAAATTAGCTTTTATGATATAAAAGGAGGTTATTAAATGACTCATGGTGGTTTTGGACGGAAACAATCTCCTTATGATTATAGAGATTATGATTTAAAAACATTCATACATAAAACTGCTGAATCAGAACAAAAGATTGAGCAAAATTGGAAATTTCCAGCGAAGCCTCTGGATCAATTTGATACCGGGCACTGCTGCGGATTTTCTATGGCTAATTTTGGAATAAATTATCCTGTCAATACTAAATATACGAATGCGGATGGACATAACTTTTATTACCTTTGTAAAATCAAAGATGGCCAACCTAAGATGGAAAATGGCTCAGATATTCGTAGTGCTGCTAAAGTATTAGTAGATTTGAATATAATTCAAGGATATGCTTGGGCAAAAACAATTGAAGATGTTAGATGGTGGCTTTTAAATAAAGGGCCAATGATAGTAGGAACTGATTGGACAGAGGGTATGGATACCCCCGATGAAAATAATGTTATTCATGCTACAGGTAAAATATTGGGTGGTCATGCCTATTTATTAAATGAGTGGACTAAAGATAATCTTATAGGAATTCAAAATTCGTGGGATAGCAGATGGGGGAAAAACGGTAAAGCATATATTCCTGCTAAGGATTTTGAAATGCTTTTAAAACGGTGGGGCGGAGAAGCTCTTACAGCAGTAGAAATAGATAAGAATAATATCCAAATCCCAAAAGCAGACCCAAATGCAAAATTCAATCTTATTGCATTTATACAATTTATTGGTTCAATATTGGGAAAAATATTTAGTAAAAAATAATAATCAATCTTTTACATGTAACGGATGAATGGCCTATGCTAAGAATCTGGCTCCGCGTGTAAAATACAAACACTTTTTCTATGGAGGAAAATATAATGGCAAATAAATTTTTAGGTTCTGGCTCGCAGGTTTCAAATGCTACAAAAAATAAAATAAATAAATCTCAGCGCGGATTGCAAGAAGCTGCTGCTGGAACAATTTTACAAAATATTGCGTCTTTTCGTGCTGGTAGTGCTGTTGTTGGTGATACTGAAATTAGTGCCAGCAAAGTTACTATTGTTCCCGGATTGGGAACTATCACTGGCTATCAGGCTCAGGTATATCGTACCGGAAGTGCTATTTCTGCTTCAGCTATCAATGCCTATACTTCTGGATCTAAATTAATTGTAGGGGCTAGGCCAGTTACTGGGTCATGGATATTAACCACCAATGATTATGTTAATTGGATTACATGGTAGAAGATTGAAATAAAACTAGAGAAAGGAGGATAATTAGTGAAACTTTCTCAAAATTTGAATGATGCTATAAACGCACAAATTTTAATAGAACTTGGCAATCAGAATAAATATATGCAGATTCAGTCCATCTTTGAAGATATGCAGTTGAAGAATCTTGCAAAGTTTTTTGGCGAACAATCTCACGGCGAAAATGATCATGCAAATTTGTTTATGAATCATCTAAATGATAGAAATGGAGGAAAGGTTAATATTGGAGAGGTAAACGCTCCGGTAATTGATTTTTCCGATATAAATTCTATTGCCGATTTCTACGTACTAACAGAACAACAAACTACTGAAAGTATTGAATCTTTATATAATCTTGCATTTGAAGAAGGGTCTTATATCGATTTGCCTTTTCTTTCTACTATGCTTTCCGAGCAAGTTGAGGAAGAAGATACTTCTCAACATGTAGCAACGAATTTGAAAACGGCTAAAGATATCGTATTATTCGATGCAACATTTGGAGATTAAATGTTTATAGTAAATCCCGATAAAATAATAAGCAAAGTAAAATGTAATAAGATAGTGGCACAGTATTTTTTAGATAAAAACGTGCCACTTCTTTCTAAAAAAAATAATGATTATTACTTTGCCAATTCAGAATTGTTTAAAGAGATATTATCATTTTCTCCATTCTGGATTAAGTGGATGATAAAAGAAAATAATTAAATAACGCGTTGGAATCCTTGAAGAAAGGAGAATAAAAATTTGACAGAAAAATTAAGTTTTGCGGTTGAAAATGTCGAATTAATTGAAGAATCGAATAATTCGCAATTTGCTACCTTGAAAATAGATGCTTTTGCTAGTGGAAATAACAGGCATTCATTATATGTTAGTGAAGATACACTCAAAAAAACGGCACAAACTATTCTTGAAAAGCCGATAATCTGGGAATATAGTCGCGCTAAAGATGATGCAACAACTCATTCTGATAATCAAATAATTTGTGGATTTATTCCCAAAGATAGTCCTATAGAATTTAGGAAATTGGAAGATTCTCGTGTAATGATGAGTGTTATTGGTAAGTTATGGGTTAGATATGCCGGGAAAATGACAGATATTTTTAAAAGAGACAAAAGCAAGTCGGTTAGCGTCGAGATGGAAGTTTTGGAAGAGAATGAGACTTCTAATTTTGGCATTCCAGAATTGCTCAGTTACTGTTATCAAGGGATAACGGTTCTCGGCGAATCCGTACTTCCCGCAATAAGAAATGCCAAGGCTGATTTAGTTGCATTTGCATCAAAAGAGCAAGAAGAATATCTTCGTGCTTATGAATTAGAATTTTCTAATAAATATGCCGATATAGATTTTACTATTCCGAAAAAAGTAAAATTATCTGCTCAGAAATCCTTGGATACATATAAAGAAAAAGGAAATAATGCTACCAGCATATCTTTAGCTATGGGACGATTCCTTGCAAAAAATGAAAAAGCAACTCCCGAAAAAATAAGAATGATGTGTAAATTTTTCAATAGAAAAATATTACCGGATGATATTACTTTAGGATTTTTCGGTGGTAAAGAAGGAGCAAAATGGTGCAAGGAAATTATGTCTGCTGTTGATGAGATTGATAATAGACAATTATCTTATTTTGGAGAAGATGATGTAATTACTTTTCCATATAAGAGTATTGGTGATATCAACCCCGCATTAAAAGGCATTAATCCCCCCATTTCTTTGGCTCAAGCTAACGAAATAGCTAGAGTTGCTGATGCTATTGGTGTTAGTGAAGAAAAAAATGGCTGGGCAATTGCAATTTCACAATTTAAGAAGAACCATAAAGTAGAAAATGGACATTGGGTCAAAAAAGAATCAATGTCTGAGGAGGTAGATATGACTGAAGAATTTGCCAAAGAAGATTTAGGCAAAGGCTCTGCATTAACAGCGGATAAATCTAAAGAAAAAGTATCTGATACAGCATGGGGAGATGTTGATAAAACAGCGTTAATGCACAAAGTATTGGGCGCAAGTAATTATAAATCTTTAGTACATGATGTATATTTATTGGTTGAAGATGGTTGGGAAGACCATCCGAGTTCAAGTTTGAAATATCCAGTTATGCAATTAGTTGGTGATACTTTTGTTTACAATAAGAGTGGATTATCCGCTGCTCTTGGACGAGCCAAGGGTCAAGGAGAAAGCGCTGTTGCAAACAAAGTCGAATCGATACAAACGAAACTCGGTTTGAATAAAACCGAAAAGGAGGAAATGTCTGTGGAAGATGAAAAAGACCTAAAAGAAAAAGAAGAAAAGACAGAAGAAATGGCTGTAAAAGAGCCAGAAAAAGAAACTCCAGATGAAGAAAAGAAGGAACAAAAAGAAGAGGGGGAAAACAAAGAAGAAACTTCTGAAGAAGAAGCCAAAGAGGAAGAAAAAGAGACTAAAGAAGAGAAAATGTCTTTAGATGAAAATCTTGATATATCAGCTTTATTGGCTTTTCTGGAAGGCGCAACTGAAGCCAATGAAGAAATGGTTGCTAAATATAAGACTGGTACTGGAGATTTTGATCACGGCATGATTCATAAAGCTTCTTTGGATAAAATGTGTAAGATGGCAGAAGATTTGAAAAAGGCACAAGAAGATAAAGATGTTTATATGGCAGAATTTGATGAACTGAAGAAATTCAAAGCTGATATTGAAGCCAAACAATTTGCCTTCGAAGTTGAATCAACATTGAAAGATGTTGTTGATACTATGCCTAAAGATAAGGTTGATGAAGCCAGAGAAGATAGTAAAAACTTTAGTCTAGATAATGTTGATGCTTGGAAGAATAAAGTTAGAGCAGATGCATTTTCGTATTCTAAAGATAGAAAACCCAATGACGGTATTATGAGAATGGCTTTGCCTTGGAATCAAGGCAATAAAGACAAGCCAGATCTTACTCATGGCTGGGTTAAAAAATAGTTTTAATATAAAAATGAAAAAAGGAGAAATTTAAATATGGCAAATCATAACGTAATTGTTTTGAACAAGGTCGCAGCTAAGGACGTGGACGCTTTTGTTCGTCCCATTACTTGCGCATCTGCTTTGGATAACGGAAACGTTTTTCAGCTTTTGACATTATCTAGCACTGCCGGAGAAACAGACGAGGTTTTTGTTGCTACCGCTCCAACGTCAGCTTCTGCAACCGACTGCTGGATGGCTGGAAATCCAGAGCAACCTTTTGCTCTTGCCGGAACTAATGTCTACTATGGACTTGGCAATATTCAGGATTATTATATTTCTGCAAGTGCGACATCTTTTGGATTCCATCTTCAGAAAGGTGATATTATCACTATGACTTCTGATGGATTAGATAGTGCAACTGCACAGGCTTATGCCGTTCCAGTAGATGGAAGTTTTAAATTTGCTTGGGCCCCCGCTGCTTCCACTGGTCTTTCTTTGAAATACCTGAAAACAACTTATATTCCTAGTGCAAATGGTTCTGCAATTGGAACAGGCCGTATTACAGCCTATAAATTCCAAGTTGTTGGTAACTAAATTTACGGTCATGTTTTTACTTGGCTAAAATAAATAATAAAAAAGGAGAAATATAAAATATGACTATTAAATTACCTGCAAGTGTTGTAACTTTCGCAGCGGGAGACACTACGCTATACGAAAATTTTGTTGATTTTTGGAATCACTATCGTAGTGAGCATGGGGATAAAAAGTTTTCTTATACTCAAGAAATAGATGGCAAGACAGTTACCCTTGAAGATAAAGAAAAAGCTTTGAACGTTATGCTCATCAAAGAAATTAGCAAAAAGGCTAATTTCGATATTACTAGTGTTCCCATGGAACAGGCTGCTACTAATCCACAGGTCTGTTGGGCTGCCGCAAATATTGTTAGTCAGATGATTGATGCAGTGCTTCCTTCCACTATGGTAGAAGGAACTTCCGCGTATGCCGAAATAAAGGTGCTGGGCTATGGGGAAACCGGTGTATTTGATGTTCAGACTCGTGATTTGTTCCATGTAACTAAAGCTGGTCGTGGTGCTGGAATGCGTGAAGCAGAAATGCAGAAAGCTTTCCGCAAGCAGGTTACTATTAATCCCGAAGGACACGAGATTACTGTTGGTGTGTCCTTATTCCGTGTACTCAATGGTTCCGAAAGCCTTGCTGAATTTACAGTTCGTGCCATCAAATCACTCGAAACCGAGATGACAAAAGATATTTATACTGCTTTTGCTGCTGGACTTGCAGCCACATCAACCGATGCAACAACTGGTTTGCAAGTTACTGGCTATACAATGGCCGACCTGTTGAAACTTCAAGCTAAAGTATCTTCTTTTAGCGGTGGAGCAAAAGCAATTCTGATGGGAACTAAAGTTGCTTTGTCAAACGTTTTCCCAGATGATGGAAATTACCGCTATGATATTGAAAGCCCATTCATGAAATTGGGATATGTTCGTACCATTGGCGGTGTTGATACTTTTGAAATTCCACAGATCGCAGATTGGACAAATCCATTTGCTACATATATTAGTGATACCTCTCTGTGGGTTGTTGCTCCGGGAACTGATAAAATCATCAAATGTGTTATTGGCGGAGCTACTCTTTCCAATGTCTCTGAAACTTGGGGTTCGGCTATGCTTATGCAGAATGCTACCTTTATTAAGAACTGGAAAGCGGCTGTGTGCACGTCAGCATTGGCTGGCCTGATTACCTTATAGGGATAATTAATGTAACAATAGTAGCAATACTTTGTTTCTATTATTTATAAATAAATATTTCCAATATAGATGGGGGAGTAATATCCCCCATCTATAAAAATAAAGAAAGCATAAATATTATGCCAAGATTATTATCTAGACAAAAATCAAGAAGGGACATAAATAAAATGACAATAAAATCCAAGTCTATTGACGAGGAAATGACTCCTGATCAGAAAATAGCTTTTCTTATGAAGCAAAATGAGGAGTTAAATGCAAAGTTTAAAGCATTAACAGAGAATAAAAAAGAAGAAAAAACAGAAGTGAAGCCAATTGCTCCAAATGAATTTGTAAAAGTGATGTCTTTATGTGCTAATAAATTAAATTTAGCTACTCGTCCTCATGGGTTGGGAAAGACATTTAGTTTTGACAGATTTGGAGAAACAAAAAATATTTTGTATAGTGATTTATTAGAAATAAATAACAATCAGAAAAATTTCTTAGAAGCAGGATATTATTATATTCTTGATGATCGTGTTATTGATTTCGAGGGATTGAATGATGTTTATGATAAGATATTAAATAAAGAACAGATTGAGAGAATCTTATCAAATGAAAAAGATGCAACCGAATTATTTCAGAAGGCTAATCCTAAACAGCAAGGTGTAATCGTAAAATTTGTTGTTGATAAGATGCTTGCTGAAGAAAATGTTGATCTTAATTTGGTTGGTATTTTATCTAAGGTTTCTGGTATAGATATTCAAAAAAGAGTCAAGAATACCTTGGATGCGTTAGAAGTTTTAGAGGAAGAAAATAAAAGTAAAAATAAATAAGCATTTTTGTTTATATCATAAAACAAACATTTTATTGTGTTTTAATACAATAATTTGGTGAAAATTAGTAAAAATATTGATTCTTATCTCCCTTGCAATGTCGAAGTTGTAAGGGAATTTTTGTAATTAAATTAGAGAAAGGAGGTCTATGGGTACGACTTTAACACAGGTGATGGACATATTTTTGTCGTCAATAGCTGATTATAAATTAGATACTATTTATAATGCATCAGGATCTCAGGTGCTTAATCAATATTGTGAACCTTGGGTGCTCAAGGCAATCATGGATTTTTCTCCATATTGTAATCAAGATTTAGCCTATACAGTTGTATCAGGTTCTGCCGATGGTGAATTTGCGCAAACCCTTACGATGGAGAATCAGATTCTTCTTTCGATGCATCTTGAATTGTACTGGCTTGAAAAGGGTATCCAAGATCAGCGCACTTTAGCTAATACATTTGGTGATCGCGATTTTAAACCTTTTTCTCCTGCTCAAAATATTAGAGAAAGAACTGCTTACTTGAATGTAAAGAAAGAACATTTGTCGCAGAGATTAATCGACTACAGTTATCGACACAACGTGAATTGGGCAGATTGGAATTCACAAATCTTTAATAGTTAATTTGGTTGTAAAAAGAATGGGATAGGCTGGAGTAATTACCCACCCGAAAAGAGAAACTCCCTCTTCCCATTCTTATATTTTGGAGTTTGGAGAAAAATTATGAAAAAAAGAAAGTTTAGCGGTATTTATAAAATAGAAAATATTTTGAATGGTGATATGTATATTGGGCAAGCTGCTATTTTAGAAAATAGAGAGAGAAATCATTTTTATACATTGAGAAAGAATACTCATAGGAATAGACATTTGCAAAGAGCCTTTAACAAATATGGAGAAGATAGTTTTATTTTTGAAATATTATTGATTTGTGAAAAAGATAAAGAAACTCTTACATATTATGAGCAACATTATGTTGACATTTTACATCCGGCATACAATATATGTAGAAATTGTGTTGAGAGTAGACTTGGAGTTAAATCATCTAAAAAAACAAGAAAAAAATTATCAAGCGCAAGAAAAGGAAAGTTTATAGGAGAAGATCATCCTATGTTTGGAAAACATTGGTCTGAAGAAATAAATTTAAAAAATTCTATTTCTCATATGGGGAATAAAAATCCAAATTTTGGAATACATTGGTCTGAAGAAGTAAAAGAAAATATGTCTTTAGGAAAAGCAGGGAAGAAAAAATCCGGAGAATATTCTAGTAATTACGTGGGAGTTTCTTTTTTTGTTGAGGGAACAAAGTGGAGGTCTAGAATAACCAAAAATGGAAAAACATTTCTTATCGGTTATTTTAAAACAGAAAACGAGGCTGCGCTAGCATATAATACGAAAGCTAGCGAATTATATGGAGATGATGCTAGATTAAATATTATAGAATAGGAGGTACAGATATTGACATATAAATATTACACATGTGCCCTTCCAACTGTACCTACTTCTGCTAGTGCAGCATGGATAAATGATTTTCAAGCAGGTTTATCTTATCAATTCGACAATGCTACAGATGTGTTCGACATTTTGGAGGAATCTCCGTTTGCTAGTGGATCATATACTAACATTAGAGTAAGAATTACGTCGTGTGTGGAGCCTCTGACTGGAATTCGAAAAGGAGATGACTGGAAAAGAATTATATTTGAAGATATAGCCCATCCTGTATCGGTAGGGATGCTATATTCATTTAGTGACAATTTCTGGTTGGTTACGAATTGCGAAAACATAAAGAGCTTAACGGCTTCAGTGACAATTCGCCGATGCTCTAACGTATTACGATGGACGGACTCTAATGGTATCGTTCAATCAGTTCCTTGTGTTGTAGAAGAAATTTTGAATAACCCACGAGATGATACACCAAATACAAATCTTGTGACTCCAGGTGGACTTACAAAGTTTTATTGCCAATTAAATTCTGTCACCAGAAAAATCCGTGAGGGGCAGCGTTTTCTTATGGGCAATTCTGATAATTGGATTTGTTTTAAAGTCGTTGGAGGAGGAATCAGAAATAACCAAAATCTTAAAACTTTAAATAATGTTTCAGCGCAATTACTAACACTAGACGTAATAACAACTCAAGATAATTATGACACTGATGATATAGTCAATGGTGTAGCTGACTATTATAAATATAATTCATCCGCTTCTTCTATAGCAAATATAGTCATCACTCCCAACAACGGAACAATATTAGAGTCCGGCTCTCAAATCTACGATGCCCATTACTACTCAGGTTCTACTATACTATCAGGTTCATTTATCTTTAGTGTTTCTGGCTCAAATGTTCCTGTATCAAACTATACCTTCACATCCCTAACCTCAAATACATTCAGTGTAGTCAACAATGAGCGATATATGGATTATCCATTATTAATATTATGTAGTGGTAGTTCTGGAAGTAGAATCTTTGATGTGAGCCTTGCTGGAGCTTGGTAGGAGATAAATATGACAACAACAGATGCTAGAAAAGATTCATACAATAAATTTGAGAACTTGCCACTCCTATCCTATAATTGTATCAAATACCTTATGGACAATAACGATACGGTGTGGAAACTATTAAAATATACAGATAGAGACGCTTATAAAAATGACACAACCCACCCTAATTTAACTAAGGCAGAAAAAGGTGCTCTTATTTATAATGGGATGCCTAATCAAAATGACTATAAAATATTCCTTGATGTCGGACAAGACGATGCTATTACCACAGAATCCGCTATATTAAGAATTCATCCGATGGAATTGATTCCTGTTAATTACATCTATGGCAATGTTAGTATGGCGTTTGAATGCTATGCACCATTTAAGTCGAATACACTTTCAAACTATCAAGCTCGTGTCATTACTATAATTCAACAAATAATAGAAACATTTAATGGGGCAGAAATTGGTGGACTTGGTAGACTTTACTTTGATTCGAGAGCTTCAAGCAGATGTAGAATGACCCTTGCTGGACAAATCAATTTCAAGGGAAGTGTTGCTGTGTTTTGCAACTGGATATAATATGAATAGCATAGTCCAACAAACTTATAATCCCGATAATGACATCTGGGGATTGCCACAGGAATATAAGGGAGTAAAATTTTATCCTATTAAAATAAAAGAAACAAAATATAAAAAATTGTTTTATAAATTATTTTGTCAACCAAAATCTTATATTGCCGATAGAGATATACTCAGAATGAGTTATCTTAAATTTCTACTATATGCAGTGCACATAGAGCCAAATGAACTTTTGGATTTTTTATATCATGTGACACAAATAGGCAAGCCTGATTCAAAAGACTATGGTGATAATGATCCTATTCATTATAAGCATGAGGAAACTCCGGAAGGAAGAGATTTGTTTGAGAAATTTGCTTTGTTTATATTTATAAATGATATTATTTTTACAGAACAAGATTTCGATAATCTCAGAGAAATAATATTAGAACAAAATGGCACGTCTATAGAATATATAGAAAGTTATAACCCGGAGCTTGAAGATAAATTGGCTTTTATGCAAAAAGACATGC